AGAATTGCAGCGGCATGCAGATCAGCGTCCTGAAGATCGGTGCGTTGTTCAAGCTGGCCGGCAAGATGCTGGACGAGGGCGCCGAGCTGCCGGCGATCGTCAACGCGATGTGGGGGTTCGCCGAGAACCCCGAGGCCCGGGTCACGGGGTGACCCAAGGTCGCCCCTCCACTTCAGACGGAGTAACCTTCGTCGCCTCGAAAGGAGGTGACACTATGCCCATCGATACCGCGACCCCGTTCTATGCGAACCTTGATGGTCTGCCAGTGCGGGGCAATTACAGCGAGGCGTGGATCTACGCCGACAACAAATGGCAGAAGACCCACCCCGCCGAGATCAACCACAATGCCCATGTTATGACTCAGGCAGCTTTCGCCGAGATGTTCGGCGAGCTGCCCGATCTGCCAAGTGCGGCGTTCCATTCCGGTGACAAACTATCCAGCACCGGGTGATAGAGCGCCATCATCGCTTCAGCCTCGCGCTTGTGCCCCGCGACATCATCCGCCGCCAGTGCCTGGGCCGCTTGGTAGTGCTTATGGCCGCCCTTCACCTCTTTGGCCTCCAGCATGTCAGGGTGCCATATCTGCACCTCGCCCATCTGGCCGTTGGGGAACTTCACCATCAGCTTGCGATCGAAATAGCCGACCGGTGTGGTTGCCCATCCCTCATCAGCGATCGGGAACCGCTTGGCGAACTCTTTGACGATCGCCTCGGCCTGCTCGGGCTTGGTGACGTTGAACCCGATGCGGGCCGCGTCGGTGATCCTGGCGGGCGTGCGGCCAGGGCGCGCCAGCTTCTCGGCCAGACGTTTGCGCTTCTTGGCGCCCGGGTTCTTCAATTCGGCGCCGCTCATCTTGCCGATCTCCTCGCCGGCCTTGCCCAGCAGGCCCTGGTTCGTCACAGATGATTCCATCAGGGCGTCCAGCGTCTTGCAGCATTCTGCCGCCGCCGTGACCCGGTCGCGCCATTCGGTGGCTGCCTTGGGGCCGTGCGCGACGACCCCCGGTTTATCCTCCCCGCCGCCGCCCTTGGGAGCCTCGCCAGCGGCCTTGCCACCACCGCCGCTACTGGTCCACTCCCCCTTGGGATCGCGCGCCTCAGAGGGGTCGTAGGCGTCGCGCGCGTAGTTCCTCGACCCGAACAGGATGTCGCGACCCATGCGCGCGCCATACAGTGTCATTGGCAAAATCCTCTTGACATCTCGGGTCAGGATGGTGTCCAGCTTCGCCACTAAGATAGGGGATAAACACGATGTCTGATCCGGTTACCCGCAAGGAGTTCGATGAATTGGAAGCCCGCGTGGCGGCGCTGGAGGAGGCGATGGATATCTCCGAGCCGGAGCCGGTGCCGCCGGACCCGACCGAGGGCATCCAGGCCAAACGCGTTGTCGACCTGATCGAGCGGTTCGGGGTGAACACGTTCAGCTCGATGGACGCGCACAATGCCTGGGGCAGTTGGCCGGCGGATTATTCACCACCGTCCACCATCGCGGCGTTGAAGTATCTCGTCGGCGACAGCGGGTTCACCCTGGGCGTTCGCGAGTATCACTATGCCGGTCGCTACGACATGCAGAAGCAGTGGTTTGCGGCGATCCTGACGGAGTTCCCCAGCACGCGGTTCACCGTCTGCCCTGGCGCCAATGCCAGCGTCGCCGATGTGCCCACCATGCTGCAGTTACCGCACACCTGGGTCGAGGGATTGAACGAGCCGAACACCGACTTCGGTTCCGGCGAGGTGCCGTTTGAGACGACCCTCGCCATTCAGGATGCCATCATCGCTGGCGAAGATCATGGCATCATGGGTCCGTCGATCGTGGCGGGCACACCGCATCCCGAAGGCTGGATAACGGGTTACTGCGGGACACCCGAGAACCTCGCGACGCTCAACGAAAAGCTGGATCTCGGCAACGGACACTATTACCCGCCCGCGTCGCCCGACGTGCCCGGCACCGGTTATTCGGTGAACGAGTATGTGGGCGGGCTGTGGAGTGTCTACGGACATGATCTGATCCACCTGACCGAGTTCCATCCCACGTTATACAACGCGCGGGGTTTCAAGCCCGACCAGCTCGGCTGGGACGGCGAACGCGACGCGTATTACACACTATGCACGTGGCTGCGTTGTGCGCAGAACGGCACGCAGGGGCTGTGGTGGTATGCGTTATTCGACTACGGCACCGTCTACAAGTGTGGCCTGTTCCCGCAGAAATACGCCAACGATCCACGACCGGCGGCCACGGCGATCCGCAACCTCTGCACGATCTGCGCTGATAAGGGCGACCGGCATGGTTTCGTGCCCGGTGTGCTGGGTATGGAGGTCACCGGGCTGACCGATGCGATGGACTACGACGTGTATCAGGCGAGCGACGGGCGGTATCTAGTACCAGTGTGGCACGCTGCCGAGGAACTCGGGCAGGGCGATGCGGTGGCAGTAACTTTCGTATTCGGCACGCCCGTGAAAAGCATCAACCTGTACAACCCGCTCGTCGGTGCCGCTCCGGTCGAGACGCGCCACGACGTCACGCATACGACGATCGCTATGTCGCCGGATGTGATCGTGTTGGAGATCCATCCGTAAAGGGAAATGACGATGACCAAGATTCGGCGTCCGGCATTCACGCACTGTATCCAACATAAGTCTGAGACAGACATCCGCGTGCTATACGGCAATAGGATCATCAGCCGGCACTCGACAGTCGAAGCCGCACGGCTTGCCCTGGATGCCATCTTCGCAAGTCGAGCGCTAGACCCTACCTCCGATAATCGACGTTGCCGAAAGAACGTGGCCGATGGCTGACGAGATTGAAGCGCGCGAGGTCTTTCGCGTGGAAGTGCGCGAGGGGCATCATGTCCGGGTAGTCGTATCCGGCGAGATAGACGAGGGCCTGCTGGCCGGCCTGGAAGATTTCATCGCGTGGCGGCGGCGGCTGGCGGCAGACGTTCCTACCCGCGACCCATGATCGACGTCACCGCCGTCATCCTGATCGGCCTGAGCGCCATCGCCATCGGGCTGTCGGTCGGCTTGCTTTGGCGCGAGATGATCCGCATAGACCGGTGGCTGACCAAGCTGGAGCTGGACGTGCGGCGCCTGGAGCGGTCGCCCGGGGTGGCGCAGCGAGAGTTTGATCTGGACCAGCTCATGGAACGCGCCAAGCGGATTGCAGCTCACGGGGTGAACAATGGCGATCACGAATGACGTTACGATCACGGTCAAGGGCAGCGTCGACTTCACTGGCGAGGTCGATGCCACGTTCGTCGTGTCATTGAGCAGCCCGACACCGCCCACACCCACGCCGACACCGCCCACACCGACGCCGACACCGCCCACACCAACACCCACGCCGACGCCTCTCCCCACACCCACGCCCACGCCACCGCCAGATCCCGGTCCCGGGCCGACCGCCGAGCTGTCGGTCTGCGTCGAATACAATGACACCGAGTTTTGGTATCACGCCGACGACGGCATCGACCGGGGCGACTGGATCGATCAGCGCGGCGCGTTCGTGCAGAACCGCCTCGATGCCACCAATGCCGAGTTGCCGGAATTGCGGGTGCAGTTCCGCTGCGATCGCGACGGCACGCGCGACGAGGTCGTATTTGAGCTGGGTGACACCACGGCGGGCACCAAGGCCTACAATATGACCAGCTACACTGCGACGATCTACCGAGGCACCGATGTGCTCGCCACGGTGGATGTGCCGGAGCACTATTGGTATTCGCGCTGGCGCTGGCAATCGAAACCGCGCCCGATCGTTGCGACCACCTTGGAACTACAGGACGCCGACTTGCTGCCGCACTTCGACATGGAGCTGTCAACCACACGCCCGCTGTCGCCGACGCGGGTGTACGAACCGATGGGCTTGGCGGGACTGACCGCCTACGTGCCGAGCACCGGCGAGCGCGACGAGATCGGACTGGTCACAGAGGCGCAAGCAGAATACCTGCGCGGTGACGCGCCGGTGGACTCGCTCATCGCGCAGGCCGAGGCGAGCGGAACCATGCCGTGGCATTATCGCAATGAGGACGGCGGCGCGGTGTTCAATTTCATCGAACACCCGCAGGCGACGCTGTATGGGCCGACCATCCCCTGGATCGCCACGCCGATAACGCTCGACGTCGCGCATGAGCCTGATCTTGGCTACGTGCCGTTCTTGTTGACCGGCGATCCGTATTACTTGGAGGAACTACAATTCGCGGCAACATATAATGTTCTCGCATCAAATCCACAATCACGCGGCAACTACTGCATCGGGTTCGCGACCCGCGCGCACGCATGGGCGTTGCGCACTTTGGCACACTGCGCGCGTATGACACCCGACAACGCACCCGCTTGGGTGCAGCCACGCGCGTATTGGAAGGACTGGCTTGATGGTAATCGCGACTGGATGTTGAACCGCTATGTGCATCCGACAGCGGCACCATTCACCGCGTCGCCTTACACGATACTGCACTACATGGCCGATGCGACCAACTCGCCGGGCAGCAGCACGATGCCGGCGGGCACAGTCTCGCAGCAATGGATGGAAGATTATGAGGCGGCGGTATTAGGCCATGTCGTGGCGATCGGTTACGGCGATTGGCTGCCGATCCTAGAGTGGAAATTGGCCAACAGCATCGCTCGCACCAATGGCACAAGCGGCTGGGTGCGCGCCAAACCAACGCCATACAACGTCGCGCTGCGTGCAACGGACAAGTCACCCTACGTCCAAAGCTGGCAGGAGTCGTGGGATCTGAATGTCACGATGCAGCCGGACATCGCAGAGTTCGATGACCCCGACATCATACCGGCTGGCGACTCTTTGGTTTACGCGTCATACACAATGTCCGCGCTGGCGATCGCGGCGGCGCTCGGCATCGAAGGAGCAACCGACTGCTACGAATGGCTGCGTTCGCAGCTCGTCGCGAATAGCGATACCAAGACCTACGTCGATCGCAAATGGTCTATGGGATCGCTGGATCACGTGTAATGCTGATCTCGCTCGGCCTCGCCGGCTTAGGCGCCGGCGGCATCATGGTGATGGCGTTCGTGCTGGTCTATCTGGTCTCCGCGCGCTAGCTCCCGCGACGAACAAATCTTCTTGACGTTTCGCGTCAGGATAATTATGTTCGCTGCAACATAATGGAGCACTGACGATGAAAGATCCCACCGAGGCGGCGCGGCGCCGGATGGTCGAGACCGACGCCCCGGCGCGGGATCTGGCCGCCCATACCGGGGAAACCTGGAACACCGAGGAGCTGCGCCGGGATTTCGATGTGATATGCTTCCTGGCGCCGTTCGTGCTGGTGCGACGCAAGGCCGACGGCAAGACCGGTGCCTTGGAGTTCACCCATCGCCCCCGCGTCTACTTCGACTGGCAGGAGGATCGCTGATGGCCACGCTGGACGAGGATCACGTCGTCGGCTTGCTGCGCGCCGCCGGCATGGAGGTCACCCGGGAAAACTGGATCGGCGCGGCCTACGGCGACGAGGTGCCGGACCCTTGGAGCATGGAGGATGAGCTGAGCCTCCCCGAGGAGCTGCAGGACTGGTCGAAGGTCGCGACGGACGATGACGAAGGGGTAGAGGGTGCCTGACACTTTGATCTATGACGGGCGCGCATAGCTACATGGCCAGCCTCCCTAACCGATACGTCCCCCTCAACGGGCCACGGGTTCCCGCTCATTGGACGCCGGCATGGGCAAAGTCAGTCAGGCTGAAAGTGTTTAATGACTAAGGTTGGCCGCGCCCACCCTACGCATTCCCCGCCTTCTTCGCCGTCTTCGCCCGCTTGGCGCCGCGCAGCTTGCGCGCGGCCTTGGGCTTAGGCGGCGCCGGCAGGCCGTCCTCCGGCTTGTCCACGCCACCGGCCAGCTCCCAGATCGCCTGCTGGGTCCTGGCGAGGTCGCGCTCGCCGGCGTGATACTCGCGCCACAGCGCCCGCACACCGCGCACGGTGTTTTTCGTCATCCGGCTGTCGAATAGCTTACGCTTCATCTCCCAGGTGACCGACTGCAGCACGCGCGGTGCCACGCCCAGCTCGTCGCCCAGCTCGCGGTAGGCGTCGCCCCAGAGCGGGTAGGTGCCCTGCGAGCCGGTGGTGCCCGAGCCGCTGGCGCCCTCAAATCCGACCTCGCGCTTGTCCTTCTCCGGCGAGGTCTTGAGCGACTGCGCCACCGAGGTGCTGAGCGAGGTCGACGGGAACAGCAGCGCGGCACCGATCGCGTGGGTGTCCATGGTGACGTCGCCGTTGGTCGCGGGCGGGTCGAGGATGTTGTTGTAGAACGAGCGCACCTTGTGCAGGTCGCCCATACTGAGGCTGATCGCCTCGCGGTTGCCGCCGGATTCCAGCGCGGTGATGGCGTTGCTGATCGAGTTCAGGTTCTGCCACGCGTTCTTGGCGCGCGAGCCGTCGAGATTATACCAGGGGCCGAGCACCTTGCCGTCCGGCGTCAGCCGGTTGTAGCCCTGCGCCGGATCGTGCGCCTCGTCATACGTCCTGATCCACATCGCCTTCTCGGCGGGCAATTGCAGCTCGCCCAGGGTCTTGCCCTGGACGCGCGCCAGCAGCGGGGCGTAGTCGGGCTTCGCCCAGATCTTGCGCGCCTTGGCGCTCATCTCCTCGGACCACGCGGTGTCCTGGTGATGGAAATAGATGTCGAGCAGCGCGTCGCCCTGCTTGACGTTCTGTGCCCACAGCTTCTGCGGTGACAGCGCTGCGTAGACGCCGGCGGCGCTGGCCAGCGGGATGTCGTATTCCTTCGCCTTGGCGGCGGCGAAGTCATGCGCGCCCTCATACCATTTCGGTCCCTGCTCGCGCAGGCCCGACGGCGCGTGCTCCCACAGGAAGCGCAGGTTCGACTTGGCGAGGTCGATCGCCGCGCGCGCCATCTCCTTCGGCGACTTGCCGGCCAGATCGGCCTCGCGGAGCTGCGGATAGGCGTTGGGGTTCTGCAGCAGCTTCATGTTGGCCTTGAAGACCCGCTCGTCCTCTTCCATGCCCTTGAGGTCGGCGCGGCGGTATTTGTCGCCCTCGACGGCCTCGACCACGGTCGGGCGGCGCGTGGAGATGGTCGCGGGATGGCTGCCCTCGGCGACCCCGGGCAGCGGCGTGGTGGTCTCTTCCTTGGGATACTCGGTTATTTCGAAGGCTTGGCCATAGGTAGGCCGTATGCTTTTCCAGACGTCGGCAACGTCCGGAACCCCAGAGCCTTTAATGATTCTGCCGTAGGCGAGCTGGGCTTCGTGTCGCTGTTCTTGTCCGGTGGTTCCGGGGTTGTCGCCGACGAGGAACTTGGCGCGTCCGGGTTGGTCGGTGGGGGTTGTGCCATAGCGCTGCGCTGCCTTCGCGACTGCCTGAGATGTTGCCTCGCCGCTGTCGCCCATGTCGACGGCGTAGATCGTGGCACCCTCTTGTGTGGGAACGATGGTGTGGAATGCAACACCGTCTTCCAGCAGATCCTGATGGATCTTCTCCACCGAGCCGGTGGCGTGGAAGCTGTAGAGGTGCTGGTTGCCCTCGCCCTCTTGGAACACCAAGGCGTCCTTCTGGTTCGCCAGATGCGCCTTCATCGCGGTGGCGACCTCGATCTGCTCCCAGCTCGCGCCATCCATCTCGGTCATCACGCTGTTCTCGGCGCCGTCCGACCACGCGCCGATCGCCGGGTGGCTGGTGCTGGTCAGCCCGAGCTTCTGGTCGATCTCGCGCGACGCGGTCTCCAGCAGGCGCTGGCGCTCTGAATGCAATCCCGCCGAGGCCTGGGAGAGGTCAAGGTGCTCGGCGACCGACGGCGAGTAGAACTCCACCGCATGGTGCGCCGGCGGCGGTGTAGCTGCGACTGTAGATACCGAACGGATCGGCGTAGGCGTAAATGTGGGCGTAGATGTGGGTGTAAATGTGGGCGTAGATACAGCACGGGCCGCCTCGGTGGCGGTGTGCCGCTCTGGCGCGGCAGCGGGCGCAGCATGCGCGGGCGCCTCGGCTTTCGGCTTGGCGCCACCCCCACCCGGGCCGAACTCGCCGGCGTTCTCCGGCTGACCGCGCGGGTGTTTCGACGGGTCCCACTCGGCGTCCTGCGCGTGCTGGGCGCCAAGCCTCTCCCACACCACCTGGGCCGATGGCGCAGCACTGCCGCCCGCCTCAAATTCGCCGCCACGGTCGCTGAGCGAGTAGTTGCCGGCGTCGAACACCGCGACCTTGCCGCGCCAGACCTCTAGGATCTCGTCCTTGCCGACCGCGCGATTGACGCCGATCTCGCTCTCGCCGGTGCCCTTTACCCGGGTCTCGTGCTCTGGGTCGACGCGCTTGGCGACCATGACGTAGCAGGGCTTTTCGAAGGTCGGCTTGTGCTCCGGTGGCGCAAAGCTGTTGGCGTAGCTCTCCGCCTGATCAGGCTGGGACGACCAGTAGGTCAGGCCTTCCTGGCCGGCCATGTTATAGTCCGACACCGATTTGATCTGGCCGGTCTTCTGGAAGCTGGCGAACTCGTCGGCATCCATGCCGCGATACATATGCTCGGGGTTGGCCTCGATCGGCAGCTCGCTCGGCAGATCGCCCTTCACCGTGGCGATCTTGCGCGCGATCAGCGGCTCGTCCGGGTTCAGCGTCTCGACCTCGGCCAGCGCCGGATCGTATTGCGCGGTGTGCCGGCCCTCGTTGATGGTGACGATGCCCTTGGTCGGCTTGGCGGTGACGATCACCTCGTAGCGGTCACCGGATTCGAAGCCGCTCTTCTTCGCCTTGGTCGCGGTCATCTGGTAGCCGCCGCGATCGCTCAGGTTCTTCAGCTCGCGCGGCAGCTTGCCGTCGGGCAGGCCGGTCACACCATGGCCAGCGGTGGTCTTGGCGGCGCCACCGCCGCCTGGGCCGAACTCACCGGCATTCTCGGGTTGGCCACGTGGGTGCTCGGACGGGTCGAACGCGTCCATGGTGAAATCGATCGCGCCGTCCTGGCCCATCTTGATATGCGCCCGGTCGTTGCGACCCATATGCACGTGGATTTGCGCGTTCGGGTCGCTCGGGATGACCCTGATATGGCCGCGCCCCGGCACGTCGCCGCTGAGATCCTCGTCCTCGTCGCGCCCGCCCTTGTTGGGGTTGGGCGGCTTTGGCGATCCCGCCGGGCCGAGCTTGCCGGCACCGCTGGAAACCGGCCCAGCGCTGCCACCAGCCGGCGCGCTGGTGCCCATGCCGTGCGGGGCCGGGCTACCACCACCACCGGGCGCGCCATGCCCGCCACCGCCGCCTGGAGGCGGCACGCCGACCCCCTCGCCGCCCAGCGGGTCAGGCTCCTGATTCGGTGGCGGCGGCGCCGGGGTGTCGAGGTCGAGGCCCTGATACGGGCTGTCAGCCTCGGCGGACAGCCGCTGGCGGATCTCGTCGGGGCTGAGCACGCCGGCGTTGATATAGACCGCGTCGATGTCGGCCTGGGTTTTCTCGGCGGTGCTCTCCTCTTCCTCCGACAGCTCGCGCAGCGGCTCCCAGGCGTGGGTGATCGACGGATCGATCTCGCCGAACAGGTGAAGCTGCATCACCTTGAGGATGGTGGTCAGGTTGGCGTCGTAGAACGACCCCTGGGCCGCGTGGATGAACTGTGCCCAGACCTGCAGCTCGCCCTCGCTGGTGGCGTTCAGCCCGCTGGGAGAAATCCCCAGCAGAACCACCAGGGGGATACCCACTGCGGACGCCATGTGCTCCTGGCTCTGCGCTTGGAGATGGTCGAGGCCGCCGAGAGGGGCAGATACATTTTTGAAGTCCTCCGTGGTTTTGTCGAGGATCATCAGGTTGTTGTTGTCGCGCAGATAGTTGAACAGCGCGGCGCGCATCTTCAGCGAAGCTGCGCCGCCGGCGTTCATCACCGACCCCATGTTGGTCATCATCACCGGGGTGGAGAACGAATGGATCAGGTCGCTGACCGATTGTCTCGTTCGCAACCAGTTGTCGACATAGGGCCGCGCCATCTGCGACAGCGACAGGCCGGCGAACGAATAGGCCGGCTTCAGCATATCCGGCATCTCGCGACCGATGAACGGCAGGATGCGGCTGCGATGGATCTCCTTGCCCATCACCCACCATGTCTGCGGCAGGTAGAAATCCGCCTTCAGCGGGTCATTGGCGTTGAACGCGTGCGGATAGGCCCACATCGGCTCGACCACGCGCAGGCCCTTCAGCCCGCCCCGGATGACCACGCGCGGATCGATCGGCAGCGGCAGCCTGAGCAGATCCTGATCGTCGGTATCGCCGGTATCGATGTAGAGATGCGCGCGACCGAAGAACCCGTCGAGCAACGCAAGCAGGGTGAATTTTTCCTGCAGCTTGTGGAACTTGATCAGTTCCTCAAGTGCCTGGATCTTGTCGGTCTTGTCGTCATTGCCGGTTGCTTGCAGACGAAACCATCTACGAGTCATGTCTTTCGCGATGGTCTCGGAAATGCGGCGATATTCGGTGCGCTGCGACAGCTCCGCCAAATAAGGGAAGCCCGGCCAATACATGCCCTCGGTGATGCGTGAGTAACCCGAGTAGTCCATCGGGTTGTTGAGGCTGTCCAGCGCGAACCCGTCCGGCACCACGCCCGGCAATGGCTTGGCCGGCGCGAACAGCCGGCGTGCATCCTCGGCAGTGGCCGGGCGCGTGGTGTAGAGCTGCAGCGGTATGGCGTCGGTCGGCGCGCCGCCGTTCATCCCCATCAGCGCGTCGTAGAGCGCGCGGGCATCCATCTGCGGCGGCCTGGGCTGGTCTGGTGGTGGCGCCGGCTGCGCGCTGTCGCGCGCCAGCAGCCCCATGAACAGCCCGGTGAGGGTGGTCAGCAGCGACATGGCGACCCCCTCAATGGAAGGGTTGGGTATCCGGCGGCACGTGAACGCCGAGCCGGCGCAATTCGTCTGGGTCAAATCGCATCGGCGGCTGCTGGGCGATGCCGTTGAAGGCACGGCTCGTCGCGTCAGCGTCGTCGTCGTGCGCGCCGAGCGGGAAGTTTTCCAGCTCGGTGAACCAGCGCTCGTTCCAGCGCCCGCGCAGCACCAGGATGTTGCCGACCTCGGCCTGCGCCGAGAACGGCCCGAAGCGGGTGATCTTGTCGCCGGACTCGGGTGAGCTGACGGCGGTGTAGCCGGCCAGCAGCCGCACCAGGGCGGCAACCTGGGCCTTACCCGCCTGTCCCGGGTCCTGCGGCAGGTCGATCGTGCAGTCGAAACCGTCGGCGCTGGCGTAGTTCAGGATGCGCCGCTCGACCTCGGCGGGGGTGCCGCGAAACGCGTCGGCGTGCAGCACGATCCAGTGGCCTTCATGGGTGAAGCCGAGCTTCACGCACGTGGTCCAGTCGGGATCGGAGTAGTCTTCTTGCTCGCTGGCCGCGAGATCCCAGCCGCGCACCAGCTTGGTGCAGACCGGCATGATGTCGACCACCTTGCACCACGAGCGGTTGAAATACAGGCCAGCCGACGGCACGATCTTCCAGTTGCCGTTGAGCAGCCGCTCGCGCTCGACCGCCGGCAGCATCATCAGGTTGCCGACATAGTTCGGATCGGCCCGCGTCAGCGCCGGGTTGTCGGCCAGCTTGGCCGAGATGAACGTCAGGCTCTTGATGGTGTTCTCGTCCTGCCCGGTCGCCACCATCGCCGCGCGCTTGCTGTCGAACCACATCAGCTCGTCGGCGGCGCCGCGCACGAAATACCGCACCACGCCGGAGCGCTCGGGCAGCGGGTAGCCGGTGTCGGGATTGATCCACCACTCGATCAACTTGGCGACCCAGGACGAGGCATCCGCGTTGCAGGTCGCGCGTATATACGGACGTATACCTGAGCGGGAGCGGTTGCGGGAGAACAGATACCAGAACTGGTACTGAGTGAACGTGGTCAGCTCATCGAAGCCGATGAACGCGCACTGCGCGCCGTGCCAGTCGAGCACGGTGGTCTCGTGCTCCAGATGCGCCATCTTGACCATGCCGTATTCCGGCCAGACCCATTCAAAGCGGTGGCTGATCGGGATGGCGTCAGAGAGCGGATAGAGCTTCATCGATTCCGCCCACAGCCCGCCAGGGCGGCGCAGGTCGACGGTCGAGCGGCGGAACACCACGGCGTCGAACCCGGCGACCGTCGAGGCGTAGCGCATCGCCTCCAGCAGCAGCGCGAAGCTCTTGCCCGAGCCGGCGGCGCCGCCATAGATCACCACGTCAGCCGACGCGGCCAGGAAGGTCTCCTGCGGCCCGGGCTGCGGGCGGATGTCGAGGTCGTCATCGTCGTCCAGGGCGGCGCTCATGCCACGTCGGCCTCGCCCTCGATCACCGGCGGCTCAGGCGTCTCTGGGCGGTCCCTGCCGTTCTCCGGCACGTAGAACCGCACCTTGCGCCCCGCCGTGTCGGACGAGGGGGTGGCGAAGGCGGCGGCCTCGGCGGTGGCGTCCTTGGTGTTCAGCCGCCACTCCGGCCCGCCATGCGTCATCAGCCAGTAGCGCGCGGCGTTCATGTTGCCCTTCATCGCCTTGCGCAGCACGGATAGCCCGACGCGGGCGACCATGTGCGCCCGGCCATGGGCGATCTCGGCGGCGTAGTGCCGATCGAGCGTGCGGGTGCCGATGTCGAGCGACAGCGCGATGATGTGGAACGGCACCTGATTGGCCACCAGCATCGCGACGACCTCGCGCTGGCGCGCGGTGGGCACGTATTTCACCTTACGGCTCAGCGCCGGCCTCAGCACCACCGGTGGCGCGCCCGGCCCGTCGTCCGGTTCGTCGTCCGGTTCGTCGTCCGGCGCCAGATTTTCATCCATCGCGGCCTCATAAAATTGTCTTGACATCATCGGTCAAGAGCATTAAATGTTCCTTGCAACCCCAAGGAATATCCCCGTGACCTACCGTGACTCCCTCGACGCCCTCGCCGCCGCGCTGCCTAAGCTGGGCGCGAAGGACGCCGATTTCGCCAACTCGCTGCTGGCGCAGGCGCAGAACCACGCGACCATGCACGGCTACCCACCGCTGTCGGGCAAGCAGTGGTATTGGGTGCGGAAGCTGGCCGAGAAGGCCAACGCCACCGCGCCCGCCGCCACCAACGTGGGCGATTTCAGCGCCGTGATCGAGCTGTTCAAGACCGCCGGGGAGCACCTGAAATACCCCAAGGTCAGGCTGCAGCTTGAGGACGGCTCGCCCGTCGTGCTGTCGGTGGCCGGTCCCGCCGCGAGGCTGCCCGGCACGGTCAACCTGACCGACGGCAAGCCCTACGGCCAGAACACGTGGTTCGGCAGGGTGGACCCCGCCACCGGCGCCTGGGAGCCGTCCAGCAAGGTCGACGCCCAGACCACCACGGCGATCACCGCGCTCCTGGCGAACTTCGCCAAGGACCCCGCCAAGGTCGCCAGCCTCTACGGCCAGCTCACCGGCAACTGCTGCTTCTGCTCCAAGGAGCTGACCGACCAAAGATCCGTTACGGTCGGTTATGGACCTGTGTGCGCAAAGCACTACTCGCTGCCCTGGGGGGAGTGATCCCCCCGCCTGCCCCCAACCCCACGGAGAACCCCGATGACTGATTTCTACGTCGCCGAGTATCGCACCAACAACCGCATCAGCGGTTACGACGTGCGCCGCGTCGGCACCGGCGAATCGTTCGCGTATTTCGCAGTGTCCGACTGGGGCACCATCGCCGCCCGTGACGGCGCGGCGCGGCTGCGCGCGCTGTTGCTGACCGCCAAGCTGCCGGACGCGGACGAGACGCCGATGTTCACCCGCGACAACACCGAGGGGTTCAGCGCCGCCGAGCTGGCCGTGCTGAACGACCGCTATCACCGCGTCCTGCGGCTTGCCCTGTGCGACCTGCCGGGTGGCGCTGAGGGCACCAGCGACGACCTGCTGGCACAGATCCGCCAGGGCGTCGCCGAGACCGTCCTGGCCAACTACGTGCCCGTGGAGGAGGCGTCGTGACCGACAAGGCCGAGAAGCGGCGGCCTACCCTGGCCGATCGCTTCATCCACCGGAAGTTTTCCGACTGGGAGCGCGTCGTCCACCCGAAGACGATCGCCCAGCTCCAGCGCAGCGCGCGGGCCGCCAACCGCTTCGTGCTCACCGAGGCGGCGACCCTGCGCATCGCTCAGGTGATCGACTCGATCCCCGACCTGCTGATCCGCGAGCAGCGCTTCGCCCGCGCGCCCTACGACCTGACCTGGATCGAGTTCCCCTCGCACGTGCTGTGGAACTACATGCGCGAGCAGAACCCCGAGGCCTACGAGCACCAGGGCCGGTTCGGCGATCTCGAAAGCTCGGACCACACGATCGGCTATCTGATCGACCACGAGCGGGTCAACATCGTCGCCGGCGGCACCGTGGCGAACCCCGACAGGGCGCCCAACATCATGCCGATCCAATACCGCATGCACACCGAGTGGCGCCCCGAGGAGCGGGCCGAGTTCCGCCGGCTGACCGGCATGCGCCTGGACTGGCATGCCGACGCGTTCCTGTGCGGCAGCACCTATGACCGGCTGGCACCGTCGGAGCGCGGCGAGCTGGCTGCGCGGCACGCGGTGGATTTCCTGCCGTTCAACCCGCAGCACCGGCTGTTCGATCGCTACAGCAGCGACGGCGAGTGGCGCGACGCGGCGCGCGGCTCGATCGGCGAGCTGCGCAATATCATCGCGATCATGCTGGTGATGAACCGCCCGAGCCTGACCAAATACGTCCAGAGCAACCAGGGCGGGCGCGGTTTCCACAAGGGCAAGCTGATGCCCTATCTCAGCCACACCACGGTGACCATCGATCTCGACGCGCGCCCGACGCTGCGGCTGATCGGCACGCCGGAAGGCGAGGGGGTGCCGCGCCGGCGCCACGAGGTCGAGGGGCACTTCAAGCACGACGCGACCGCGCGCGAGTATTCGCGCATCGCCGGCTGCATCCACTCATTCCAGCCGACCCACGGGCCGAAAGACCAGTGGGCACCGTGGCCCGATCCACCGCTCGGCGTTCCCGGCGAACCCGGCGTGCCGCGCAACTGGGTGTGCTCGGACTGCGGCGGCAAGCGCTGGTGGCAGCGCGAGAGCGAGCGCGGCGACGCCTCGATCGGCTACGTCATCAAGGACGGCTACGACGTCGACGTCGGTAAATCATCTTGACATATTTGGTCAGGATGATTTATTCTCTGGCGTCAACCCCAAGGAGACCCCAATGAGTTTGCAACTGAGCCGGATCGACGTGATCAACCTCGCGCTCGCGGCGTCCTACGCGGCGAGCGGCGCCTACGTCGAGAACCGGTTGGCCGTGGCCGCCGCCGACCATGAGCTGGCGGCCAGACTGTGGGCTGAGGCCGGCTACGAGCTGAAGGCCAAGACCCACGCGTCGCTGGTCGAGGCGGTGACCGCCGAGATGATCGAGGCGGCGGAAAGCGACGAGGAGGTGGCGTGATGTGCAAGATAATCGCGGGGGCCGCGCTGGCGGTTATGCTGTTCAGCGCCGCCGCGCAAGCGAATCAATACGACGACATTTACCTGGAGCAGGCGAACGCGGAAATAGAGAACGCAACCAAGGAGGCGATTTCCGAGACTGCGCTTGCCATGTTTGCTGAACACTGCCGCGTCATCACCGAAAAACAACTTTTTCGGGTAATCGACTCGGCCTCTGGCGACCTGCTCCATTTTTGGCGTGGGCGGCGAAGCTACGCGGCATGGCACGGTCTTCCTCTGCTACCGATGCCGAAATACGTGAACAAAGAACTGCTGTGGAGCGCTGGTCTGGATATGTATGGCGACATTAAAAATAGAGACGACTGCGCCTTCTTCAGCCGAGAGCACCAGATCGTTTACGAGTTGCTGCAGCGAGCGGGTCCCCGGCGATTGGTCCCCTGGAAGCAATAACCCGAGGGGGCGCGCGAGCGCCCCCTTTGCTATATACGGTGCCCTAAAACGATTCTGCGAGGACACCGTGCCGCAAAGCAACGCGATCGGAATGACCCCAACTCGCTATCGCGAGGCGCTCACCATCATGAGCATCTCGCAGCGCCAGCTCTCCCAGATCCTGCACTGCAACGTGCGGCTGACCTGCCACTGGGGCCTGGGCAAGGCCGCCGTGCCGGCGAAGATCGCCGCGTGGCTGGAGCAGTGCATCGAGCTGCGCAAGAAGTATCCCTGGCCGACGCCGCCGCGCGACTGGCGCCAGCGCGATCCGCGCTTCACCCGCAAGCGCCACCGCGAGCGCGCCGAGGCCGAGGCGCAGGCCAACCTGCTCGGCCAGGGCGCCGCTGCGGGAGCGCGCCCGAAGGCCAGGACGCGTGCTCAGACGCGCGACGCCTCCGCCAGCCGATGACCCTGATTGTCTTCCTCCAACGCCTTGACCAGCACCAGCGTGCGATACGTCGGCGGCAGATCGCGCACCGCGAGGCGCACCTGACGCAGCGCCAGCTCGGCACTGTCGGCGCGTTTACGCGCGGCGCGGCGCTCGCGCTCGGCGAGAAGCTCATCATTCTGCATGGTGCTGTTCCCCACAGGGGCAACGGCGCTATGCGCGCCATGATGGCAAAAGTATTGCCACGGTGGATTGTGCTTTGGCAAGCACATCCACCACCACCGGTAGGGTGCGCCAAGCCGCGAAAGATCCTCAGACCGCAGGATTTTTTCTATCGTGCATTGCAACGGTGATACGTTTTATGTATATTGCACAGCACGCAAACACGGCAAACAGGGAGCAGAACCATGCCGTTCGACACCGCAATACTCGGCGAGGATTTCACGCCGATGAACCACCGCACCGTGCAGCCGATCGGCGCCAAGGCGCTGAAGATCTTCAATGAGCGCGGCGAAGAGATCGTCGGCTACCATCAGATCGTGCGCGGCGACAACGATGAAACGATCCGCGTGGCACCGGCGACTTACACGCTGGTGCAGAATGAAGAGGCGGTCGAGAAGATCGAGGAGGCGCTGAAGAAGAGCCGGCTCGACCTGACCGACGCGCGCTTCGGCTGCGACTACAGCCAGGACGGTGCCAGGATGTTCGCGCAGTGGCTGCTGCCGGCGCACACCGCGTTCATCCGCCCCGGTGTCGAGGCCTCGCTCAGGGTGATCCTGCTGAACAGCTACGACGCCACCACGGCGTTGCAGGGGCGTATCGGCTCGTTCAACTGGGCCTGCGCCAATCAGGCGGTGTCGGGCAAAGAGTTCTCCAGCTTTCGTTTCACCCACAAGGGCGAGATCGACTTGGGCACCGCGATCGGCAGGCTGACCCTGGCGGCGGAGGAACACGTCGAGGCGGTGCAGCGGCTGGAGCGCTGGCCGGCGATCCCGCTGTCGGACCAGCAGGCGCGCCGCATCATCGCCTCGCTGCCCAAGGCCACCGAGGCGCTGGTCGACAGCCTCGTCCACGCTTGGCTCAAAGCCCGCGACGAGGACCCGCTGCAGGGCGGGCCGAACCTGTTCTGTCTGTGGAACGTGCTCACCGCGTGGTCATCCAAGGAGCGCACGGGCGACAACGTCGCGGTGCGCAACTGGGACCGCCAGACCAAGGTCGCGGCGCTGGTGGAGAGCAAGCTGTGGCAGGACATCGAGGCAACCGGCTGAAATGAATAGCCGGTCGAGGGAGATCTGCTCCCTCGACCGGCGCCGACTCCATCAACCCCAATTGGAGGCTAGCCCATGTGGCTTCCCAATTCAATAATTGCCGACGTCGCCCGCGTGGCGCGCGTGCATTACGTCGATCGTGCCGCCTGCGTGCGCTGGAACCAATACCGCGAGGCCGACGAGCTGCGCCTGCTGTCGGGCTGGTGCTGGACGGCGAAGAATCGTTCGACGTTCCGTCAGGGCTTCAAGTCCATGACCGTGGCCTACCGCGACGCGTGGTATACCCTGGTCAAGCGCGAGGCGGCGCCGCCGATCGCGCGGTCCAGGCTGCGCGTGGTGCAGCACGATCGGGTGGCGTGATGGCCGGCGTCAGGTCCACCTCATGGATGCGCTGCGGCCAGGGCGACGTCACGGACGACGACGTGCTCGTGTGGTTATGCACCGGCGAAGGCCTCACCATACAGATCGCCGATAAAGGTCACCGGGGGCGCCGGCACATTATCACCGTGCCCTATGAGGTGCTCGACGGCATCGCCGAGCAGCGCCACGGCATCAAGAAACTGCACCAACATCTGATCATACTCGGGCGAGTGCTGAAAGACATCGGCAGGATCTCCGAAGGTGCCAGCTACACAATCGAACCAGAAGCAACCGAGGAGGCTGCGTGATGACTGACGAGGCGCTATTCGAAATCTGCCACGTCTACGCGGCCACGCTGTGCCTGCAGCGCGCGCTGCTGCACACCACCGATGCCCAGTTGTTCGACGCGCTCGACGCGATCAAGCGGATCATGGAGATCGACACCGAGATCACCGACTCCGACGTCGTAATGGCGCGCGCCGGGATCGTTCGCCCCGAGGAGTGTGCAAAATGAAAACCAACCCGAAACATCTTGCCGATGCCTACCTGCTGGCGGCGATGGTCGACCACTATCTGGTCCGCGTCACACCCGCCACGCGCGACGAGATCGCGACGGCGCAGCAGATCCTGATCACCATGGATAACGCGGTGAACAACGAGAACCGCGCCGTCAGCTGCGCGCTCGACATGATCGAGCAGGATCTGCGCGAGCTGGAGAGGAGTGCGTCATGAACATGCGGGACCGAATCGAAAACCTCGAAACCAAGGTCGATGCGTTCATCCGCCAACTGGAGAGATTGAACAAATTGCCTGACGCGATCACCGATGTCGCGAAGCAGATCGCGGCGGCGATACTGCCGAAAAACCAGAACGCCACCAACTTCCTCGCCATGGCGGTCGTCATGCGCGTTGTTGTGGAGGAGATGCCACCAACCCTACGGGTCATCGCCATGGCGGCGTTCTGCAAGCTGGTGCTGGAGATGGACACAAACGACAGCGAGTACGACGACGACGAGGACGCGGCATGAACGACGAAACAGAAGCAGTATTTTCCGAGCAGGTTGACGGGATGCTGACGATCCTGAGCGACAGCTTAAGCGACGCGCATGCCGCAGAGGCCAGCCAGCTCACCGAGCAGATCACCGATCTGATGCACGAACGATACAACATCGTCGTCATGATGGCGCTCGCCTCGGCGTTGAGTGCGTTTCTCTCCGACGTGCCGGTCACGCAGCGCGGCGTCACCCTGGCGACGTTCTGCCGCCTCGTATTGGAGCTGGACATATGACCGAACAAACCCCGCCACCGGGATCGTTCGACTGGATCGTCGGCGGCACCGCGCTGCACGCGGTCGACGTGCCGTTGGCGGAGGGATCGCAGGTCCGCACGCTGCGCGTCGAGATCACCGCGCGCGCCCGGGTGGCGCCCAACCGGCCCTGGGGTTACATCCTGTTGGGCTGGGGCCTGATGGTGCTGGCATTGCTGGGGGTGATCGCCATCAACCCCGCCCACAGCCAACCGATCGACCTGTCCGGCCCGCCGCTGCCGAGGGAACCGGCCAGGGAACCGCCCAGGGAGGTGCCACGGGGCGTCTGGGTGCCGCCGGTGGATGGCGGCAGGGGGTGGGGCGAACCACGCCCTGCGCCGCGTCCCATGCCCGCCTGGGGGCCGCCGCCGCCCACCTGGGGCTGGCGGCCAGCGCCGGCCTGGGGCCAGCAGGAACCCGGTCGCACCACCAGCTACAGCTACTACACCCGCCCCGACGGCACGATGGGCCGCTGCGCGGTGTCGCAGTGGCGCAGCGAGCCGACCATGCGGTGCGAGTGATGTCCCCAACACCCGCCGACATCGCCCGCTGCGGCCACATCATCGTCTTCCTGCGCGAACAGCTGGAACGGCGCGGCTGGACGGTGCGCGATCTCTCGCTGGCGCTGGCGCTGGCGCCGGAAAGCACCACCGCTTACGCGTGGCTGCGCGGCACCAGCGCTCCCGGCCCCACCCTGCGGAACAAGCTGAGCGCGCTGTTCAACGTATCGCCCGAGATGTTCCTGCCAAAGGCGCGCGACGAACGGGTGCCGCCCGCCGAGGCCCCGGTAAAGATCAGCCGGACGCTGCCGGCAGCATCGGCGCGCCACGAGGTGCTGAGCTTCACCGTCGGCTCGGACGGCAATGCCAGGATCAGGCTGGACGCGACGATGCCGCTGGCGAGCGCCACGCCGTTGCTGCGCATGCTGCTCGACGCGGGTCTGGCGTTCAGTCCGGTGGAGCCGGAGGCGGTATCCGCATGACGCGCGCGTCGAGGATGTCGAGGTAGTGCAGCATGGCGCTGAGCTGCTGGGTCAGCAGGGTGGCGTCTTCGCCCGGCAGGTTGGCCAGCTTACCGGGTTCCTGAACGAACGTCTGTAGCGCGATGACGCGCTCGCGCAGCCCGTCGCGCTCGGCCAGCAGGCGGTTCTGCCAGTCTTCAGTGTAGGATATGTCGCTCATCGTCGGCCTCCTCGACGCCTGCCTTCAGGTCTTCAATGGCATGCAGCAGCGACGCGGACAGCCGCAGCGCGAACATTGCCAGACAAGCGGGACAGCCGGCGACGTGCTTGTCGAGTGCGCCGAGCCGCACGGTGATCGCGTCGTCTTCCTCCACCACCGTCGCGCGCAGCAGCAGCCTCATCGGTCGATCCCCCTGGCCAGCACGAGCATCCCCTCGTCGGTGAGACACAGTATCGGATCGCCCACCTCAAGGTCGTATTGGGCGCGTTTCACGTCAGCCTCGGTCGCGGTGCGCCATGTCGCCAGACCGCTGCGCTCGATGATCTTCTCCAGGTTGTAGGCTTCCAGCTCGCTGGACTCGATGAACGCCTCCCAGACCTGCGCGAACACGAACGCCAGCGGATCGCGCGGCGGCAGCGGTCGCCTCGCCAAGCTCAGTATCCCGCCTCGGTGGCCGCCTGCTCGCTCTCGATCTCGGCGCGCCAGAACAGGATCGCGCAACGCTGGCACAGCAGCGCGGTTCTGCCCGGATGATGGAAATTGCCCGGCAGCACCAGCGCCGATTCAAACGGCGCCAGCGGCGTATGGCAATGCGAGCAATCGTAGACGTCTTCCGGCGAATAGCGCACGCGAGACTGATCGTATTTCAGCGGCTGGACGTTGAGGTTTTTTTTCACGGCGTCAGTCTCCTGCCTCGCGCGATGTCATCTTTTATTTCGCTTTTGTAGAACTCCACCAGCCGATCGAGGATCACCATCAGCTTCCGCTTTTCGGTTTCCGCGTGCAATGGCGGCATGACGCGGCGCGTCCACTCGCGCAGGCTGGCGTTCTTCAGCAGGATGATCTCGATCATCACGAGCTGCGGCATGGAGAACAGCATCATCACCCGGCGCACCGCGCGCACGGCCCGCATCTGCTCGATCGCCGATTGGCCGAGGCCCCAGCGCGGCAGCGGGAACTGTGCCACGTAGATCAGCGGACGTTCGGCGGAGTAGCCGAGCACGGCGAGGTCGACCTGCTCGCGCAGCTTGTCCACCGCCATGATGTGGCGCTCGGTGATGCCGGAGGCCGGGTGGCCGCTCATGCGGCGCAAGGGGCAGTACGTTCGCCAGCCGTGGATCTTGCGCGGCGCCTTCGATGAATTGGGCCGGATATCGTCAGGGTCCGTCCAGTCGGCGCGCATGGCGTGGCGCGGCGGCGGGCCTTCCGAGTCGAGCGGCGGCAGGGTCTTGGCGCGCGCCATCAACGCCGCAGCTTGTCGAACAGCCAGCAGACCAGCAGGCCGGCGGCAGCACCGCCGGTGATCCACAGCGAAATGGCTACAGTCACGTCGTCAGCTGGCGGCATGGTTTGTCCTAATGCAGTGTGCTGAACGTGCGCGGATCGAAATCGAGCGGCTGCACCAGATTGATCGCGAGATCGCCGCTGCCGATGTTTTCGTCCCAGATCGTGCAGCAGCCCAGGCCACCGACGAAGCCCATTTCGCGCGCCAGCATCCACACCGCCTCCGGTGTCGGCACGCGACCCCGGCGACGCGAGGAGACGCTGATGTGACGGCACGTGCCCACCGGGTGGCCGGTCTCGACGCTGAACGTCACGTAGAACATCGACGGGATCTTGGTGCTGTAGAGCTTCATGCGTTCCAGATGCGCCGCGTGGCCATCCTGGGTCTTGATCAGCTCGCGCACCTTCAGCACATCGATCGGGTTGAGGGTGGCGAAGTCACGCAGCGCGTGCAGGATGATCTTCTGCTCCGCACCGATGATCAGCGCCGAGGCCGCCATCACGGCGCGCCGATCTTGGCGAGCGCCATCATGCGGCGATAGCCGTCGATCGTGTAGGCGCGATCCTCATCCGACGTCTTCACAGTGCGGTTGCGATGCACCCCTAGGATGCGCTGCTTTTCGTCGCGCGACACCGGCTTGCCGTCGGCGTCCAGGCACAGATGATGCACATGCACCGGGGCGCCGTCGGCGTCGAAGGCGAATGTGGCCATGGCTTTGGTTTGCTCGTCCCAGCCGAAGCCCTTGTGCGGCGGGTCCAGAAAATTCGCCTTCAGCCCGCCCGGTATCAGCTTGATGGTGCCGTAAACCAGATACAGCTTGCCGCCCTCCTCGTTCACGCTCTGCACGCCATCCCGCGCGATGTGGTCCACCGCGATCGTCATCAGGCCGCCGGTCTTGGTCACATCGCGCATCTGGCTGAGCGACTGCGCCTTGGTGGTGATCAGCGCCAGGGCGGTGAAATACTCATCGCCGTTCTCGGCGTGATCGTTGTCATCGACCCTGAACAGCCAGAAGCGCGAGCCGTCCTCGATCTGGTAGCGGCGCGGTGGCGAGCCGAGGAACATGATCGTCCCGCCGCGCAGATCGCCGCCATCGACGCGGATCTCGGCGGCCAGATCGATGATCTTCATGCCGGTCGGCGCCATTCATTCCCCCTTCTGCCAGCGCGCGAACGCGTCCATATCGCCCGGGTCAGCCGCCGGCCCATCGCCGTTCTGTATGACGGCGAGGAGTCGATGCACGTCTTCCGCTTCGATGATGCGCTGGCCGTCGTCCAGCACGTGGCAGCGCAGCGTCACGCCGAACACGGTGAACGTGCCGGCCCAGATCGATTTGGGGATGCTCGCTTCCACGCCCGACTCCTCGGTCAGATGCGCCAGGATCTTCCGGCGCGCCAGCCGGCATTCTTCCTCCACCGCGCGCCACCGCGACACCCGCATGCCGCCAATCGATACCGCGCTGCCGCCCAGGGCAAGGCGACAAACACGCTCCAGCTTGTCGGCCAGCTCTATCAGCAGCTCATAGTCGGTCATCGCGCCGGGGCTGGCGGCGGCATCGGCACGAAGCAGATCGCCGTGCTCAGGATCTTGCCGTCGTGGCTCGTGATCAGGTCGCGGTAGATCCAGCCGCCCGGCACGCGGATGCGCTGCAGCTCAGTCGTGGGCGTCTCATGCACGAATTGCCACGTCTCGCTGCTGCTCATGCCCCTGCCCCCGCAAACTGCTCCTGCTGCTCCTTGAGCCGCCAGTAGACCCATCCAGGCTTGTAACCGTGCGCCTTGGCGTAGGCCGTCAGCTCAGCCTCGCTGCGAGGCCGCGCCAGCAACTTACGATAGGGCAGCCGCGTGATGTAGTCGAAGCGGTCGGGGAGGTATTCCGCCATCTCGGCGTTGTCCGCCTGCAGGATGCGCCGGCGTGGCCGAGGAGCCTCGCAGGCCGAGCAGAACTCGGTGCGGCCCGAGTTCAGCGTGCGGCAGTCGCGATCGGCGCACAGCCAGGGCTTGGGCGCGCCGCAGACGGCGCAGTCCTGCCGGCCCGGCCCATTGAGCACGTTGCAGTCGAAGCACGCCCACGGCTCGGGGGGTTTTTTCGTGGTGTCCTTGTCGACACCGTCGAGCGACCACGCCACCGGCTCGGTGGGCAGGCCGTGGGTCAGGCAGTTCCTGGCGTGGTCGAGCACCACCAGCGCCGAGCCGTCGGCCTTGGGCCGCATGCCGCGCCCGATCTGCTGGAAACACATGGTCAGGCTCTGGGTTGGCCGCAGCAAAATCACGCAACCAACTGATGGCACGTCGAGGCCCTCGGAGATGATCTCGCACGAGGTCACCACCTGAACTTCGCCCGTGGCGAGGCCCTGGAGCGCCGCATCGCGCTCGGGCTTGGGCATATCGCCGTAGACCGCCTGCGCCGCGTAGCCTGCTGCAGCGAACGCGGCGGCCACGTTTTTCGCGTGCGCCACGGTGACGCAGAACACGATCGCCGTGGTGCCGGCGGGCAGCCGTTTGAACTCCTCGACCGCGTCGCCGGTCACGCCCTCGGCGCGCTCGGCCAGCTCATCCTCGGCGTAGTCGCCGGCCACCTTGCGCACGCCGCGCACGTCGATCGCCGCCGCCGGCAGGTAAACCCGCAGCGGCGCGAGGTAGCCGCCATCCACCAGCGCCTGGGTCGCTGGACCGGTCACCAGGGCGTCGAACGGCCCGCCGGCATGCGTGCCCAGCCCCTTGCCGTCGAGCCGCTGTGGCGTGGCTGTGACGCCCAGGATTTTGGCCTTGGGCTGGCTGGCCAGCAGCGCCGCCCAGGTCTTGCTCACCGCGTGGTGCGCCTCGTCCGCCACGATCAGGCCGAACTGCGGCAGCTTGTCGAGACGCCGCACCACGGTCTGGATGCTGGCGACCTGCACCATGGCATCGTGGTCGCGATCGAGGCCGGCGGCGATGATGCCGTGTGGCACGCCGGTCCAGGTCAGGTTGGCCGAGGCCTGCGCCACCAGCTCACGCCGGTGCGCCAGGACGAGCGTGCGGATGTTCTTGGCTGCCGCGCCCTTCACGATGGCGCTGAATACGACGGTTTTGCCGCCGCCGGTGGCGAGCTGATAGAGCGGGGCCTTGGCACCCGAGCGGTAGGCGTCGCGGAGCTTGGCGAGATCCTCGCGCTGATAGTCGCGCAGCACGAGCGGCGGGGATGTTTCACGGGAAACGTCGGGGGTGGTGGCGTCCATGTCCTTGTCGATCTGGTTTCTAGCTCACCCTCCATAGCACACAGAGTGTTTCACTGTCAAACGGCAAAACCAGACATTCTGGCCTGACACTTTGGCCTGACATTCTGTCCGGTCGTTCGCGATTCGTGCTGGTCCGCGAATCGTTATGCCGGCAAGTGCCGGCATGCCGTGCTTCACCACCCGCTCTTGGTCATCGTCCGCGCGCCCATCGCCAGCGCACCAGCCATCATGCTCACGGCGACCAGCACCGCCAGCCACGGATGCTCAGGCATCAGCCAGCCGATCAGCAACCCGCTGCCGGCGGTGAACACCACGAACACCACCACCTTGCCCAGGCCGAGCGCCAGGGCGCGGTAAGCCTGCCAGAACGTCACACAAGCGTTCCGGATCGCACGCCGTGGATCTTCAGCGGTTGCACGCCATGAGGCGGTGGATCGCAAACGAGACAGCGCCAACCTCTACCACCAAGCCAGAGAAATACTGTCTGGCATTGACATAATGGCCAAAGGTGACTCGCCACGATCCGATGCGGCAGCGCACGCAATCGCTCCACGCGTTCCATAAATGTAGAATCGTCGTCAGGGTCCACGGTTGTTTCCCTATCGCCTCGGGTTCTTCTTGGTCCTCGGCATCGGCACATAGGGCGCCGGCACCCACGTGGCAGCCACCAGGGCGCGGTGGGTGGCGCACGCCCACATCGGCTTCTGTGGTGGCAGGCCGAAGCCAAAAGGGCTGTGGGGCCGTGCGCAGATGTGGCAGCGCTGGGGATCAGGCGATGAGGGCGCGGGCATTGGCAATCTCAGCCTCGATCTCGCGCACGGTGATCAGCTTGCGGCCATTGGCCTTGAACATGGCGCGGACGGTTTCCAACGGCACCACGGCGGCAAACCGATCGATCACCAACACCCAGGCGCGGAGACGCTCCATCTGACGCATGACGGTCGGAAAATCATCGCCGAGCGACGGCTTGATCTCGATCTTCCAGTCACATCCCTGAAGCACGCGGAGGTAATGTCGGTCTGTGACGTCCAACTCTGGCAAAAAGAACCGCCAGTGTTCCGTGGCGGAGTCATAGGGAGCGGGCGCGGTGAAACGGAGCATCAGCAACACATCGACGCCACGCTGTTCAAATAGCACCCTGGCGTTGAAATGGGCCTGGATCGGGGTCGTCTCCAAAATCTGCCGACGCCGTTCCTCGCGCTCAGCATCGATCTTCGGAAGCGCCTCCCGGCTGGCGTAATTAGACTTCCGATCAAGCTCCATCATCGCCGGATCGTGCATTCGCTCGATCGCAACGTTGACCGCCGCCTCCCGGTAGCGATCCAGCTTGGTCCCTGTGCTCAGCACAAATGCCGCCTGAAACAACGGGTCGAGGAACCGTGCCTGGATCAGATTGTGCTCGGGCGTGTCATCGCTCGCGGCGCCCCTGGTCAGCAGAGCCGCGTGTAGCTCGGCGAACCGCTCGGCGAACCACGCTTGGCCCAGCATCCATTCGGCATACTGCGGATCGCTCGACAGCACGTCCGCGACGGTGCGGCCTTTGTGCTTGCCGAACGGCAGGATCATCGCGCTTGGCTCGGGCTTAGCAACCATGGGTTGTTACTCCGGTTGGGTGAGGATGGTGAGGATAGTGACCATGCTGCGGCGATACTACCAGAACTGTCAGTATTTCGATATCGTTTCAGTGACAGTTTACCCCCTTACGCCGCAGCATGGTCACCATGGTCTCCATGGTCACTGATTTGATTTTTATCAAACTTACTCAACTTTCTCGACATACCAACGGATTGCACCATGGGTGTTGCCGTCATCCTTTAAGAACCGCTTCTTCGCCGCGACCCTGCCGACGTACTTTCTGAGCCAATATTGCATGCGAGCGGTGTCAACTTCCGCGCCGCCACGGGCGGGAAATTGCTCCTTCATGATGGGGTAGAAGCCATCGATCTTGGAATCCTTGACCGCGTCAGCGATGGTCTTGGGGGTTCCCTGGAACTCCGCATACCAACCCTCAAGCATCGCAGCTAAACGTATGGTTGCAGGATCATCCTTCGCCGTGGTCTCCATCGTCTCTGCCGGATCGGTCTCGCCGAGCCACACCAGCGGCTCGCGCACGAAGTGCGACCACGCGCCGTAAGAGCCGAGCGAGAAGATCCCGAGCTTGGTCTGGCTAACGTGGTAGGCCCGCGCGATGATCAGGACGTCGGCGATGTAGCGACCACGGTCGCGGCGCGCGGTGATGATCGGGTCACCATCGAACGGGCGCCGCTCGGGATGCTCCTCGCCGGCGTCGAGGTCGCAGCGCATGGTGCGGCGGCCCTGTTC